TTTTTGATGGGCTTCGCGAAACTGATCAACGATCTTTTTCTGCCCCTCAATGTTCGTTGATAGCTGGGTTATTTTAAGCCGGGTTATTTCGGCGGCATCTTTGAATTTGTCCAGCCCGCCAGAGGCGTTTTTAAACTCCTGGGTAATTATGGACATCTGTTGACTAATCGCCTTTATCCCTTGATTAAATTCAACCGAATCCATGCTCACCTTGGCTTTTAATGATCCAACATCCTGTTTAGCCATCTAACTCACCCGCCCTTCGGACAAAACAAAAAGCACCCCACCTGAAGGAGTGCCTAATTAATTTATGCTGTTTATCGCCTTGTTATTTCTTTTTTTGTTCTTCGTTATATTTTCCTGCCAGGTATGCAGCAGCTTTCGCTTTGTTCGCACCCTGGATGCCCGCTCCGATAAAAAGAAACAAAAGAACAACCACAATTATAATTATTACAAGCAAGATACTCCCTCCCCTGTTTACTGTTTTATAGGAGTATTGTAACATATTAACTATAAAACGTCATCCGCGAATTGTAATTCTTCTTTTGGGTTTTCAACTTTTATGAAAGCGTGGTACTCTCTTAATGTCATAGCAAGGTATTCATCCTTGCTAAACCCCCACCTTATTCGGGCGGTGTATTCAAGCTGGTTGAAGTTTGCAATGATTCCCCCGGGTTGTCATTGCTGCCTCCGTCATCTGTAGGCTGTGGCATGCTACCACCAAAAGATTTAAGTATTTTTGTAAACACAACTGGCAGGATTTCAAAAGTTAGCAGGTTTTCTGTGGCCTCCACGGTTATCCTTTCATCTTCATGGACCAGACCGGCATGAAGTAGTAACGTCAGGTGATCCATAGTTTCAACATCAAATTCCTGATTCATGTTTTCTAACTTGTTAAATGCCTTAATAACAGTACCATATTTCTTGGCAAGAATTTTCAAACCCTTGATCGTATACTTGATATGGCGGACTTTTCCCCCAAGTTTTATTTCTTCACCTTCATAGCTCATATCGTCAATGTCCATAATTCGCACCCCTTAATAAAAGTTGGGGCCAGGTGTAACCCCGGCCCCTCTCATTTGTACTAAGCCTGAATACCGAAGTTTGCAATACACGCTGCGGCCAGAACATTACCGGATTTGTCTTTAACCCCCTTGGCCATTGAAATATAATCTGCGCCTGCGGCAAGGGGATCAGTCGGGTTGAATGTTACAACGGTGTCGCTCGTGCCGATGCTAAGAGCCCCAGCGACAATGGTCCCGTCAGCCTTCATAACGGTGAAGTATACGTTTGTTTCATCAGGATCATCCGTGACCTGTGTCGGCAGGATAGCCTCATTAAATGTCCACACAACATTGACAGCTGCAGCCTGGTTAGTGGCTGTATCAATCGGGGCCACGGTAACAGTCGGCGGAGTTGTATCGGGCGAAATATCGCCGGAAGTAAACCAGCCGGAACCAGTACCGGCAACCCAGGAAGCCGCTGAAGCATCTGCGATGCGTTTACGCAAGCCGTCTGACAGCCTGCCGATGCCTGTGCCAGTGATCTTGTCGGTCTGCGCGGCGGTTTTGTTTTTCTTGGTTTCAAAATCCTCGCCGCCCTCGTTAAACATGACTTTAAGGATTTTGTAATACTTGTATGTGCCGTCCCGCTTTTTAGACTTCCACATGACACAGAAATAAGGCTTAACGTCCGTTTTAGCTGGGCTGCGGACGCCTGCCGCCATTGTGTTGCCAAATATGATGGCCTTTTCGTCCTCAGTAAAATCGACTACGTCAATATCAATAGTAATGTCTCCATCTTCTGCGATGACATCGACCGTCTGATCATCCCCGTAAATCGGATCCATGGAACTATCTTGTTTTACTCCGATCTTAATGAGCTTCTTCGTGATCGCAAATGGGGTATCATACGTTGTTGATCCACCGGCCACATCAGTTAATACCTTCGCCAATGTTAATGTTTCCGCACCAATTCTTGGGTTTGCTGCCATGTTTTTATTACCTCCTAATTTGTTTTTTGCAATAAAAAAACACCCGCTATAAAGCGAATGTTAATTGCTGTGCTTTGCTTTTGTAGTTTAGAAACTTTAGTATCTTTCGTTCTCGTTCTTTGCTATAGTGCTTATATTTTGGATACCATAAAAAGAAGTCCCTGGGTCCCTTTGAGCAGTTGCAGCTTCGGCAAGCTGGGATAATGTTTGCATGACTGTGTTCTCCCAATTCCTGCAACGCGATAAAATGTTCTTGGGTTAATGGCTTATCTTCTCCGCAGTAACAACACCTATTGTCGAAATGAGCCTTAGTTATTTCCCATTGTTCGCTGGTTAGAGTGCTAGGAAGCTGTTTTTTCTTTGTCCTGCGTCTTTCTACTTTTACCCTTATCTTGTCAGGGTTGTTTTGTGCCCACTTCCTATTGCTTGCTGATCGTTCTACTGGATGGTTCTCGACATACTTTTTACATGAAGCGGCCCTCACATCAGGATTGTTTCTCCTGTATTTTCTATAATATTCGTTTGCTTTACCGGGGTTGTTCTCATGCCAAATTTTATGGGACTCCATGTCCTTTTTGCGGTTGCTATCGCGCCATCTTTTTTGTGCTGCTCTTTTCTTTTCTACATTGTCTTTGCACCACTGTCTTTTATATGCCGCTACACACTGCTTACATTGTGCCGATAATCCATTTATACCACTGGGATGTTTCGGGAAATACTCACTTGTTTCCGGCCTTTCTTCCCCGCATTTACTGCATTTTTTCATAATAAAAACACCTCCCGTAGTGTTCCCGAATTTGTAACATGGGAAACACAGTCGGGAAACTGTGCTTGTCAGCCAGGCTCATGACTTCCTGGCCTATCCCACACCTATATTATACCATTTTTACGCTGTAAAATTACCGCTATATGAAGCAATCTTATGTTTTATTATCTGCCCGGTGTCAAGTTGTTCATCCTGGTCCATGCTATAATTCCTTGTGTATCCGGCGGCAACCATGATCCTGTTCACGTGTCCGGCGATTGTTGACAGGCTGGCTGTGCCCCAGAGGTGGACCCGGATTGTAATTTCATCCTCTATGGTTTCGTCATCAGCTTCCATCCCCGGGATGTTTGCCAATTCCTCATAGGTGAGATATGGTGCGCTCCCCGGCTCCCCTGTAAACTTTGCTATGCCGTCAAACATTCTCACTTTCGGGATCAGAGCAATAAGGGCGCTGTCTGTGCTCAGGGCTGTTGCTACTGCGGTTTTCGGATTATACACCCTCGATCACCTTCCTAACCTCAGCCGCTATTCTTTCAAGCACTTCTGACTTTTTGCTTAAATAGGATGGTTCCACGAATGGCCTGGCGCGCATCTTAACCGTGCCAAACTCAATCATCCTGCCATAGAAACCCTTGCCAGGATCAGATGGACCAACGTACACAAAAGCCCCGTCCGGATCTTTCCGAACCTCGGTGATAACTATATGCTGTTTCAGGTTTCCGGTAAGCACAGGAGCCCGCGCCTCAATCTCTTTCTTTAGTATCTCAGCCCCCGCGTTTATGATTTTCTCCTGCTGGCTTTCAAGCAAATCGCCCTTCTTTTTCATGGCGGTTAAAAATTCTTCCACGCCTTCAAGATCAAACATCAGACGGCCGCCTCTCCCCATAACTCCCGCACAGATATTTACCTTCCTGCTTGCGCAAATCTGGATTTTTGTAGTTACATATTCCCGATCTAAGGTGGTTGCACGTAGTATTATTGGCTGGGCATCCACCTATTTTTAGTATCTCGGCAGCTTCGCGTTCATCGACTTTTTCTAAATGTTGTTCTCGCAACTAAACCACCCCCTTACAGGCCAGCAGGAGGGACACATTACGCTCACCCTCATTCACAGGTTCGCCTATCAATTCCAGGTACCGCCCCTTGAACTTAATCCTCATGCGCGAAGTCACCCCGGCCATGTAGCGGATCCTGAATACTTCCGTGATCTCTGTATTCATTGTAGAAAGCCGATAAAACTCCCGGCTGGTTTTCTCCAGCGGTTCTGCCCATACAGTCAGCCAATCCGTGTATGCCGGTACCGGATTAAGCTCGCTGTCCTGGGTAAGGCTGACTGTCTGCAGGGTGATCTGCTGTGTCATCTTTCTTGCTTCCACGACAGCCCCCCCTAAATCGGCGCGACACGGTCCATCCAAAGAAGGGCCTTGACTGCCTTATCAATTTTCTCGGCATCCTCCGGAGTGTGATAGTTATACTCTTTATCAACCAGCAGCTGCATGGCCTGTTTTACTTTGTAGGGGACAGCTGTTGCCGCGGCGCCATACCCGCAGATAAATTCTATGCAGATACCGTTATGCGGCCGGAGGGTAGTTGACGGCCATGACTCGCCAAAGTTAAGACATACCCGCCCAGGCTCACTGATTGTGTCGACAAAGTAAGAAGCCGCGGCGAAAGTCGCTGTGACATCATCAGTGTCGTAATATGTGATTGCAGTAATACTGACCAGCGGCGGCAAGGGAATCTTGATGAAGTCCTCAGCCGGCCAATCGTCCAGCCAGAGGTACCAGTGCTGGGTAATGTATGCCCGATTTTGAAACCCTTCCGAAAACTCACGGGCCATGATGATCAGATTCGTAATCAGCGCGGAATCTGCTACTGATGCGGAATACTTGATCACATCCACAGAGAAATCACACGTCGCGCCTGCCACTGTGCAGACCGGCTTAACGTATCTTTTGCCGCCGGTATAGGCCAACTCCTGCGCGGCGTTGTCGTTGGCCACTGTAACCGTTGTAAATGCACCGCTGGTCACATCAGCCCAGGCGTCGGCAACATTGTCCCTGTGCTGGAG